TCTTGGTCGTGCGGTAGGGATGCCAGCGGCCCTCAATCGAAGAGGCGGCGGCCATGACGATGGCGGCGGCGTTGCCCCGGAAGATGGACTTGCCACCGCTCGCGGCTTTGGCCTCGGGGCGGCCGGGGATGTTAGCAGTGGAGGGCCAGACGAGTCGGAAGTTCTGATAGGCCCGCCAGGGCTGGTGAACCCTCGATGCAATCTGGCCGTAGGAGAAGCCCGTCCAGTAGGGCATGTCGCCCTGGTGCTGGGCGACCTGTGCCCGCACATCCGCAGCGGCCTCTTTCGCCATCGCCAGAAGCATCTCGTCGAGGTTCTGCCCGTATGTAAGCGCCACGTCCTTGGTGAAGAACGGGCCGTCGAAGGTGATCGTCGTGGTGTTCCTTCCCATCAGCGCACCAACGGCCATTCGCTGAAGTGGGACTGGAGAATGTCCTCGTCGTCCTTGGACATGGCCCAGCGCATGTAGGAGCCGCCCGCCTCTCCGCCCAGCGACTCGCCCAAACCTGCGCCTCGAGCTCGCCACGCACGCAATACCGTACGGTCGGAGATCCCCTCGATCAGCGGTGGGACCGAGTCATACCCGAAAGTCCCGACGATCTCGATGATGTCGGAGCCCGGAAGCGCGAAGGTGTACGATGGCGGATAGACGAGCTCGAGCCACTTGGCGGGCTGGCCGGGGTCGCGCTCCTGGGCTGTAGGTCGCAGGACGTAGGCCGTTGAGGGAACAGTGATCTGAGCGGAGCCCGTGCCGCCGTAGCGGAGCTTGAGAGTCGAGACGCTACGGATGCCCCGCGAAACGTACAGCCGACTGAAGCGGTTGGCGTAACTCTGCCCGCCGTAGGCCCCGCCGTAGGAGTGCTCGTTGCCATACTGCCCGTCGAACGTCAGAGTTGAGGTTCCCGAACCAATGGGATCTTGGAGGAAGTACGGCTCGACCATCGTGTGGATCAGGTCGGTAACCTGGACCATGTAGCCGATCAGCAGGCCGTCGTTCGCCATGTCCGCGGCGCTGCCGGGAACAGCGTCGGGATTCACGAGTCGGCGGATGCGCTCAAGGCGCGAGAGCGTGACTCTGCCACCCTGGAACGCCGTGTCATACCCGGTTAGCGAGCCGCCTCCGGCGGCGGAGTAGCGGACCTGATACCACAGCCCCGGAGTCCCCGCGGAGTGGTAGTAGGGGTAGTAGTACGTTCCCGCCACCAGGGCGAACGTGCCGAGCTCGGCATAGCCGCCCACCTGGGTCGCGCTGCTTTCCACGCGACCCAGGGCACCCGCGCCGAGATACGACGCGTTCAGCATCTCCTCGGGGTTACTGACGTAGAGCGGCAGGACGTTCATGGCTACGCCGGGAGTACGTTCAGCGTTGCCGAAACAACAATGTCGGCGTTGGTGGAGAACTTGAGCCGCAGGAACTTGTAGGCCACAAAGGAGATCTCGCCCGGACCGACGATCTTGTAGCTTGTTGCCGTTGCGGTGGCGATCGTCAGTTGCGCGAATGTCACTGTTTGTGGCGCGGCCATCGTGGCGTACCCGACATTGAACCAGTTGGTCCCGTCGAAGCTACCCTGGATGTCGCAGAGCGTTGAGGGCGTCCCGGTGTTGACGACCGACGTAATGACCAGCCCGCAGTAAGCGCAACTGCCACCAGTATCCCAAGCGTCCGAGTAGAAGGTGGTCTTGGTGTAGTGGGCGAGAGTTGTGGAACCGGCAACCGTGATCGCGGCGACCGCGCCAACCTGGAATGATGTGGTGGTCGGCACTGCCGTAACGATCTGCGCGCCATCTAGGGACGGCGTGGAGCCCGATGCCACGATGTTGACCGTATCGCCAACCCGAAGACCGTGCGCTGAGCCCGTGTTGACTGTCGGGATGGGCGCAATCGGGATCGAGTTGATGGCGATGTCATACGTGCCCGCCGTGCCGCCCGTCGAGCAGTTGATGCCCGTCAACGAGAATGTCGTCGGAGTCAGAACGATGATTGTCGTCCGCGGCGTGGCCGTCAGGAGCGGGACCGATGTAGTTGAGGCGGTCCAGAAGATGATGTCTCCGGTCGCCAGTCCGTGCGGCGCGAGGGTTGTGACTACCGTTGGCGAGGCGAGGGAGTTCGAGACGATCTGGAACGACCCGCCTGGGTAGACTTTGCCCAGTGAGTTGAGGCCGTCTGTGAAGACAGGACCGGCCGCGTTAGTACCGGGCATCAGACACCTCTCTTCTCGCCGGGCGCGGCGGTGGCTTGCTCAACGATTGGTGTATCGACGATGGAGCCGCGAACCTTCGGTGCCGCAAAGTACTGCGGGTGCTCCAGAACGAGGGGATCGTCCGAGTAGAACAACTCGCCCTCGTGCGCTCCGAAGCCATTACCAACAAAGGATGTGCGGCATTGAACGATGGCCCGGTCCTTCGCCATGTTGATCTGCTCCTTGGGGGTGGTTGGGGCCGGAGTTTCCGGCCCCAACCGGCTAGAGGTTTACGCTTCCTTCATGAGCAGGCCGCCGAGCACGGTGAGCGGACCGCAGGCGTTGCGCCAGATGGCATACAGCGCGCGCTGTCCGGTGACCATGTTGCCCTGGCCCGATCCGAAGATGAACGGGATGAACTCAACGTCCATACCAACGCGGTCCACGATCACAAAGGTCGAAGGATCGCAGAAGGTCAGGAAGGTGAGGCCCGTTGTGAGGGTGCTCGGGAGTGAGGGGCTCTCGTTCACGGGATATCCGAGCAGCTTGAGTCCGGTATTCCCAAAGGGGTGCTGTTCCGGGTTGCCGACAGCCGGGTAGCCGGGGTTCTGATATCCAGCGCCGTTGAAGTACTGGCCGTAAGCCGTCTCCAAGCCCTGGATGTAGCGAATGATCTTGCGGGTCATGAACCACTGAGCGTTCATGCGGAACCGCACGGGGAGCGTAACTTCGGCGCTCTGGAGGTCCGCCACAACGATCGAGGTCGCGTTGGCGGCGGTGATGCTGGTGTAGGCACCCGAGGTGCCCGCAGGTGGCGTCATGCCGACGCAGTTGAGCATTGTGGTGGCGCCGGTGCCAACGGAGAAGGTAGCTTCCTCTTCGTTGTCCTTGCCTTCCTGGATCAGAGTCGCCAGTTCCGAGCCGAGGTCGGCGCGGTCTTGAGCGGCTTCGATCGAGTAGGTGACCTGAGTCTGGACGCGAGAAGGAGTGAAGGCCGGCTGCGCGAAGGTCGGGCCGGCTTCCGCCGCCACGAGGGCCTCCACGCCGCGGACGACCGTCACGGCCGTCGAGGTGAGGCCGTGCCAGATGTTCGAACCCACGAGGTCGATGACCTTGCAGGTTCGGCGATATGGGTTGATGACCGTGTGCGCGCCGATTGCCACCACTGAGGGGTCCCAGCCGTAGGGGACCAGGAACCCACCTGTCGTGGTGACGTTCATGGCGAGAGCCGTACCGCGCTGCTCTTCAGGGGAGAGCAGGCTCACGTTTCCGCCATTGGCCAGGAGCTTGTTCCATGCTCGCTTGTAGACGGGGTCGCCCGTGGCGATAACCCGGCGCGAGAACTCATGGTTCGGGTTGGCCTCGGTCGGCTCGTCCGCCTCGTCAATGAGACGGGCGACCCGATCCCGCGTCCGCTGTGCGTCGGCGATCGGCGCAAACGTCGCAGTATCGAGACCGCGAAGGGCATAGTCCCGACGAAGCTGGTTGCGCTCTGTCGAGTTGCGACCGCGCGTCTCGATGTCTTCGAACGCCGCGCCGCCGTAGATGTTCTCCGGCTTCTTGACGACGTTGAAGGTCGGGGTCTCACGGTGCTCCGGCTTTGCGCCGATGCGCGCGAGATCGACCTTGCGCTCCTGATACTCTCGCTCGTCTTCCTGGAGGTTGGCGAGCTCCGTCTTGTTGGCCTCGTATGAGACCTTGACATCGAGCGGGAGCTTTCCGGTGTAGCGTTCGCTCACGCCCTTGATCTCGTTTTCCAGCTCGGACATGCGCGAGGCACGCTCGTCTGGCAACAGGTCTGCCACTTTGGGCTCCTTGCGTGTAAGGGTTGGCTTGGACGCGACACGCTCAGGAGTGGTTTGCGCCGGCTCCTCTGGAGTGGATTGCTCCGGCTCCGTTGTGTCCTCTTGTTCAACCGCCTCAGCGGTTTCTTTCGGTAGGCCGTCGACCAGTTCCGCGAGGCGCTCTGGGTCGGCGGCGAGGCGTTGGAGAACGAACGCATCCGTCATGGACCGGAGGCCCGCGCCCGCCTGGGAGTAGGCCGGGAACGTCACCGCCCCGAACTCCATGACGTGCGCTTCCTGGATGGTCCGCTCCGGCAGGGCGTCCGGGTTGTAGTCGGATGTCTTGGCACGCTGGTTGAAGTCTTCCTTCACGACGCGGAACCGGAAGGACGAGCCGTAAAGTCCAGCCCGTAGGCCGGGGATCAGGTCGCGGTTGTATGAGGTGTCCAGCATCCGACCGGAGTAGGCGAGTCCGGTCGCGTCCTCTTCGAGCGTCTCGATCGGGGCAATGGGCTTGTCGCCGATCTGCGGGTCCTGGCCGTGGTTGAACAGCATCCGCATGTTTGGCCGGTTCTCTGCAATCGTCTTTCGGAACGCTCCGGGGGCGATCCGCTCCATGAACTTGCCCTCATACGCGGAATCAATGGTCGTCCACTGGTTGAACACGGCAGCATGGCCGAAGATCGTCGGCATGCCTTCCGCGCCGTCGCGGAGTTCGAAGCCTCCGGCAGAAGCGCGGACCAGGTTGTCGCGAGGTGGCTGGATCATGGGGCGACCTTCTTTCCGGTTAGCGGCTTCAAGATGGCCGCGGGCGTCTTTCCGTTTGCGGGGGGTTTGGTACCGGGTGCAATTCCAGGTCCGGCGTCGCCGGGCGCGAGTTCGGCGGGTTTGGTGCCGATGAGCGGCAACTGTCCGGGCGCCTCGCCTTCGGGCATGCCCTTCGCGCCGGGGGCCTGGAGTTGGACGCTGAACAGGCCCGTGTGCTTGAGCACGTCGAAGTCGCCCGAGGTGATGAACTTCGCGGCCGACGCGGGCGTGTAGCCGTCGCGCACGAGTTGAGTGAGGGAGGAAACCTGGGTCTGCTGGACCGTCGCGGCGTCCTTGATGTCGTCCTTGAGGGCCGGGATGTCGCGGGGGTCGAACCAGAGGCGCCTACCAGGACCGGCCGGGAACAGAGCCTCCATCGACCCGGCCCAGTTGCCCCAGTTGTAGTTCATCGTCGTGGCGGCGAAGTGCTGCATCGCTGAGGCGTAGTTCCCCGCGTTTAGCGAGGAACCCTGCAAACCCTCGGACACCCCCACGACCGTCGGAGGAACCCCGCCGGCGATGCAGATACGCACCTCGGCGCGCCCCTGAAGCTCGGAGAAGTCCATGTCCCTCATCGAGGAACCGATCGGCGTCGCCTTGGCGCCGCCGGCCATGTACAGCGTCTTGTACGCCGAGGCGAGACCCTTGTGGCCTTCCTCGAACGTGCGGACCCACTCGTTGAACTTCTCCCGCGGAAGTCCGGGGTCCATGTCGATCACGAGGTTGACCGTCGCGCCGTTCTCGAAGAACTTGAGCTTGTGCGCGGTCGCGGCTTCGTCGCCCATGACCTCGCTGACGACCGGCGCGAGCCATGACATGCCGCGCTGGAACCCGAGCGGATCGGGGATCGGAGAGAAGTGGGCGAACTCGCCCGGCAGAAACACCTCGGGGGGTGTGCTGTGGCCGGGACCGCCAGGGAAGTACAGGATGCCGATAACCTCGGCCATTGGATCGGTCGCGGCCATCTCCTTGTCCTCTTCGGAACCCAGGAGCATGACCACCCAGTCGGGTCGGAGTCTACGGAGTTGACCGTGCTGACGAACCGCAAAGGCGTCTCCGGCGAAGTCGGCGTCCTGAAGCATGCGGGCCAGCAGATCCCCGAGGGTCGCGCTCGGCCAGGGGTGCTCAAGGAGCGCCGGGGGCGGGGTCTTGGCGAAGTCGCCCGGGCGTCCGCCGCTGTACATCTGGAAGTTGAACCGCGCCTGAGCGAACAGCGAGAGACGGGCCATCTCCACCGCGAACACGACGCCGTTGCGGGCGTAGGCGCCTTGAACCAGCCCCTGGAAAGACCCCTGGATCTGCTCGGTCTTGCCGCCGCCCTGTGTCGTGTTGAAGCCGAGCGGCCACTGCATCCCGCCTACGAGATTGCCGAACGGGTAGTCCGGCGGGCCCGGAGAGAGTTGACTCATCGGGATGTAGCCGCTGAGCATTCTCTGGAGCAAACTCATGCGGCACCTCGCAAGTGTTCAAGGCAGAGGGCCAACGGGCCAGCTCCGGCGACGATTACGGCGACTGGGGGATAGACCAGGGCGATCCCGGCCACGAGCACGGCAAAACTGAGCACGGCACCGATCAGGACGAGACGATCGAGGCTCTTCATTGCCAGGCCACCATCGGAAGCCAATCCTCGCGGGGCGCCTCGGTGTGAACCGCCCGGTCTACCGCAAGCGCCAGGGCGACACAGGCGTCGATCCGCCCCCTGGACTTGTTCTTCGCCAACGTGAAGCCAATCGCGTTGAACCGCGGGACCGCGTTGAGGACCTGCTGGCGTAGGGCTTCGTCGCCGTCGTGGTGGATCTCGCCGCGCTTGATGATCTCGAACAGCGAGCCGCAGATCGTGGTCATGCGTTCGAGGCTTTGGGGGATCTCCAGCAGCGGCAGTCCCTCGTCGGCGAGCATCTTGGCGGGAACATCAAAGAAGCGGGGGTCGAACGAGACCGCCTGCACCGAATAGGCCACCGCCAGGTCGCGGATGTACTTCATAACCGAGGTCACGTCGACCGGCTCGTCTTTGGTCGGCACCCAGAGCTGCGAGAGGGCGTGAAAGTGGCCGTTGGGGTCCTGCTGGACCGCCACGACCGCGGTTGAGTCGCGTTTGATGCCCACATCGAGCCCCACCCACGTCGGCGCGCCTGGTAGGAAGTCGTAGGGAGCCTCCAGGGCGTCCCAAACGGCCCCGCCAGACGATCCAAGCCACGAATCGGTGCCTTCGGCCCACTGCCCGAGGCGGAAGATCCTGAAGTGACCCTCTGGAGTGATGCCCAGGTCGGTCTCGAGCGCCGAGATCCGCAGGAAACCCGCTCCAATGGCCGGGTTGGCCTTGCGCCACACCCTCTTGTCGGTGATGTTTGCCGTTTCGGGGGCTGAATACTCCTGTAGGACCAGGCCGGGAAGCGGTCGACCCTCGTGGACGGTCTTGCGCAGCGCGAACAGCGCGTTGTCGCGGTCCAGGCCCGGCGTCCCCACGCCTACCACGAGCGACCGCGAGCGTTTGCCTGACGCCATTCGGAGGCTGTCCCAGCTTTCGATGGGCTGGAAGCCGATCTCATCGACGATCGCGAGAGACGGGTCGAGCCCCTGGAGTCCATCGGGGTCGTTGGAGACCGGGAAGAGTTCGCCCTCGTTGAACGGAACGGTTACCCGAGGAGTCGAGACGCCGGTGTAGATCAGCGCGCGCTTCAGGAGTTCCGGCTCGG